CTATGGCTCTGGCGATGGCTCTGGCGATGGCTCTGGCTATGGCTCTGGCTCTGGCGATGGCTCTGGCGATGGCTATGGCGATGGCTATGGCGATGGCTCTGGCTATGGCTCTGGCTCTGGCTCTGGCTAAAGATCAAAAGAAGGAGGGCTGTTTAAGCCCTCCCCTTTTCTATCTCTTTCAATTGTCTCTCAAACACCATGAGTTTCCCGAGCCAATCTTTCAGGTGGGGACATTTTACCTTTTGTCGAATTTCTTTGATTTCTGCTACGATAGCGGGATGAGGTGCAGGAAAGGCAGGAATGGTTGAAAGGAACAGATTGTCATGGCTGTTTGTCTCTTCCTGACAGCTTGTACAGCCACTCATCAATAGCGTCATCATCAGGAGTAGGCTCGGAGGCAATCTTGACGTGCTGTTTTTGAATCTTGGCAACATAATGGGCGACCTCCTTCGTCTCTTTGACTTCTTTTTCAAGGGTTTTAATGCGGCATTCCTTTTTTGTAGACTGCTTTGAGAAGAAATAGACAGCCGCCAAGATAAGTCCATACGCTAAAAAGGCATAGGACTTTGTTTTGAACAGGAGGGAAGAGAGAAGGCTTGTCATTTGACTATTCTACGTCAGGAAAAAACGTTTGATGAATATCAATCTCTTTTTGGACAACGGGAATAACTTTCTCTACAATCCAGCAGTACATTTCTCTTGCAAATTCAACCCATTTGTCAGGCAAATCAGCCGTTAACAAGGCAAAACAATCTGCATTTCTCACAGATGATGTTGCAATATCTGCCAGAGATTTGCGCAAAGCAACAGGATCTGAAAGTCCAAAATGCCCTATGAGATATGTTTTAAAGTCAAAATTATAATAGCCTTTTGGTTCAAGAGCGATAGACGTAACATCGATTGTATCCTGATCACTTTTTTTACAAATCAATTCAACTTTTGTAAGGCATTTGATATCTGAACCCAAAAATACGCAGGTTGCGGTTACTTTTGATTCTACTCTTCCTTTTGTCACAAGAAATGAGAGTGAATCAGGACTAAAAATATACTTACTCATTTTTCTTTTTCCTTCGGTTTTTTCGTGATTTTCTTCTTGAGCAGGTTGAGCTTAATGTCCATCTTCTCCGTCAGAATGTCTATAGCCTTCACCTTGCCTTTGGTGACTTCTTCGATTTTCTTCATGTTCTGAATGGATGGAAAGTAAATGTGATTAATCCATTTAGATACTTGATCGCTTCTTAGTTCTAAAGCATTCGCTAAATTCGTTTGGCTTCCTAAAAGTTTTACAGATTTTTTAATCGTTTTCATGTGTGACGCTATAGCACATTGGCGAGGGTTAAATCAACCTTAAAATATTTTATTATTCGGGTTAAATTAACCCTTGACACTGATATAAGAAATGTGCTTGAATGAAGGGAATAAATGAGGTCAAAGAACATGCATGAATGTGAGATAATGAGAGTATCGTTTACTAACGGAATATGGTCAGCTTCTAACGTCTTTAATGTGCCAACAGATCGTTCAGAAGAAGCATTGAAAGTCATTCAATCGTTCGTTGAGAAGATGAATGAGATTACACGGGAAGGAGAGCAGAATGCTAACGACTGAACAGCTTCTTGAACGCAAGCAAGGTATTGGCGGAAGCGATGCTGCGGGCGTGTGTGGTGTTTCGAAATGGAAAACACCTGTGAAGGTTTATCTTGATAAGATTTCTGAGTCTATTGAGCAGGAAGACAGCCACATCTTTGAACGAGGTCATGTGTTAGAGCCACTGGTAAGAGAGTATTTTGCACATACCACTTCTCAGAGTGTGAAGATTCCAAAGGGTATGATTAAGGCTGACAAGAACCCTTTCATGCTGGCGAATGTGGATGCTTATATTCCTGAGCAGAAAGCGATTGTTGAGATTAAGACGTCTAACTATTTTACTAAAAGTGAGTGGGGAGACGCTTTTACTGATGAAATTCCAAATGACTATCTCATTCAGGTTCAGCATTACCTTACTGTTTGTAAGATGCTGAAGGCTTACGTTGTTGTTCTGTTTGGTGATGAGAAGATGTTTAAAATGCTCATGACGCTTGTTAAGAAATGCGGTGTTATGGAAGTACTAACAGAGGACTTGCCCCTTGATATCGTGATCTATGAAGTCCACACACACGAGGTGCTTTCAAAGCGTCTTGTGGATATTGAAAGGTCCTTCTGGTTTGACCATGTGCAGAAAAGAGAAGCCCCTGCATGGGATGGTATTGATGATCTCAAGGCTCTCTTTCCTCAAGCTCAGGAAGGCAAGGTCGTGGTAGCTCAAGAAGCAGACTTTGAAGTCATCAGAGAAATTCAGGAAGAAGAGCGGGTTTTAAAAGAAATCACAAAACCCCATGAAGAAAAGATCGAGCTTCTCAAATGCAAACTTCAGGCACGGATAGGGGATGCCGAAGAACTTGTAGACTTTGAAGGCAAGAAGGTGGCCTCATGGAAGAACACGGCAAGGAGCTTGTTTGACGCTGCACGTTTCAAGGCTGAAATGCCGAATCTGTATCCACAGTTTTTAAAAACTTCTCAATCAAGACGATTAACATTTTAAGGAGAAATGAGATGAGCCAGCTACAAATATTGGAAAAAGACGTTGAAATTCCAGCTTCATTTTTTGGAGAGGTGGATGCTCAGGTTAGAACTGCAAAGGCTTATCCAAGAGACATTCGTAAAAGTCTTGAAGAAGCTGAATTTATGGCGACAATCAATGAAGATGTTGCTGCTTCATGCTTCTACGCTCTTCCTCCGAGAGAAACAAAGGATAAAAGTGGTAAAACGACATCTAAGGTCATACAGGGTGCATCTGTAAGGCTTGCAGAAATTATTGCTTCAAGCTGGGGAAATATTTACGCAGCCACGCGTACTGTTGGCAATGATGGGTTTTATGTAACGGCAGAAGCTTATTGTTGGGACTTGGAAAAAAATGTACGGATTGGCACTCAAGTAAAAAAGAGCATTAGGAAAACAAACGGCGTGCAGTATTCACAAGATATGCAGGCTGTTATGGAGAATGCCGCTTGTTCAACAGCACTCAGAAATGCAATTTTTAAGGTCATACCAAAAGCTTATACGGATGACCTATACGAAAAATGCCAGAAGAAAGCCATTGGCAATGGAAAGGCAGACGAAAAATTTATCTCAAAAAGAAAAGAAGTTTTTGAGAGACTCAAAGCTCTTGGCATTGAAGAAAGTAAAATATTTTCTTTTTTCAAAAAGGAAAAAATAGAAGATTTTGATATGACAGACGTTACCAATCTTATCGGAGTAGGAACAGCGATTAAGGAAGGTCATTTGAAAGTTGAGGAAGCCTTTCAAATTGAACCCACAAGATCAGACGCTTTAGCCGAAGAGATTCTAAGCAAGAATGAGGTGGAATGATGACTTACTCAAAGATGACCTTAAGTGGTGGAGATCAATCTGTCACGATCACGTCAGAAGAAGCGCATGTCATAAGAGAAAACTTAAGAGAAGAGCGCATAGGTAAACAGCTAAAATCTAAAGTGAATCATGAGATGTTCCCCATTAATCTGCGGGAATATGCGGACAGGATCACAAAACTCTCCGAAGAGAAGAAAGAGATTCAAGACTTTATCTCAAGCGTCTACGAAGAGGCTGCAAGCAAAGGTTTTGACAAGAAAGCGCTGAAAGAAGCCATCAAGATGCTCAAGATGGAAAAGACAGAGCGCGATTATCATTTGGAATTAACCAATCTTTACCTGGAGCAGATAGGATGATGAGCAGTAAAACCTATTTTAATTACAAAGAGATTGAATCATTCGTTTTTGAAAACGAGGAAGTTCTTCAAAAGGCAACTCTTCGTGAGCTATACGAATTTGCTGAAGATAATGGATTTAACAGCGGAATAGAGTTTAACCTTTATAAACAGGCTCTGTCTGAGATAGATGTAAATTATGATGAAATGAGGGAAAGAAAAAAATGACCGTAGAAGAACTCATCGAGGAATTGCGCACGATGCGTCCTCATTCCGATGTGATGTTTGAGTACCGTGTAGAAGCTTACGATGATGAAAAAGAAATCGAGGATGAACTTGAAGAAACCGAGTACGTCAACAGCGTCTTTTACGATAAACGCGGCAACGTTGTGTTGTCGTCAGGAGAGATATGTCGATGGAATCAAGGATTAAAAAATGATTGAAGCGCATAGGAAAATTTTAGACGAATTGTTCGCAGAATTGGAAGAGGCTGATATTGAATATCTTCAGGCACGTAATGCAATGCAAGAGTATATAGATTATAAAAAGGCATGTGACATTTTTGAAAAAGCCTCTCAGTCGCTTCGTGAGTATAAGAAATACAACGATATAATCAAAAAGTTGTCTTCTATAGAAAAAGAACAGGGGGATAAAATGCGTTATGAGGATCGTTGGAGAATACACAACGAAACTACAAATTGGACTTATCAATTTTTTAAGTAGAAGGAAAAGGATTAAAGATGAAGAATATCGCTATGAACCTCAGCCCCCAAGGACTTGACCTCCTTAAGAAGTTTGAAGGATTTCGTTCAAAGCCTTACAAATGCTCGGCAGGCTATCCCACGATAGGCTATGGTCACCAGATCAATCCTCATGAGAGCTATGACGAAGTGACCATAGACCAGGCGGAAAAACTCCTGAAAGATGATGTTAGATGGGCTGAAAGAGCGGTGAATGCAAGGCTTCCTCATCTTTACCAAAATCAATTCGATGCTTTGGTTTGCCTTGTTTTCAACATTGGTGTGAGTGCTTTTGAGAAGTCCAGCGTTCTGAGATATATCAAGCTCATGGATTGGAATAATGCGCTGAGATATTGGGCGATGTACGACAAGATTGTTGACCCCAAAACAAAAGTACAGGTGGTCTCTCAAGGTCTTCAGAATCGCAGAAATGAGGAAATTTCTCTCTTTAAAAGCGCGTAATCTGATATAATCCAGCCATTATGCTTTACATCATTATTCCTTTA